TCTTCCGATTTTCTTTCGGACGACAAAGGAGGCTGGTCTTGTGAAATCCGTGGGAAAGAATTTTGTTTCGTCCCGCGTTTGTATGATCAACTCCCAACTTTTCGTGGAGAAGCATGGCTCTAAAGGTCAAATTGTCATGACCCGTAGGGGTTATCTCAATCTAGCCCTCGTGAAGGGGGTCTATACTAAGACTGGAGCCTCTCTTGCTACTCCCGATCAGATCGGGAAGGATCTGTCCCTCATGGTTCACTATTGCCCCTGGGCCTCGGCCTCTATCCCTTGGGCTTTTGCCCGTTGGAAGAAGGCTTTTGGACCCTTCACGCCTAATTGGTACCTTCCGGTCCATCTTGGCGGTTTTGGGGTTGATGTGCGCTTCGCTCCCGATGATTGGAAGGTCTCTCGGCCTCAGCGGCTTCTTGCCGCTAAGTTCGTTACTCCGGGCAGTGATTTGGCTTTGTTCAAGGCTAGTAACACTCAAAAGACTATTAAGGGGCTAGCTCCTCTGCTAGGCTCCTGGGCTTTGCGCCCCACTTGTGATATGAGTGATTCCGACTACCTTAACGCCGATATGACCGATGAATGGCTTGTCCGTGGGGCGTACGCGTCCCAGGCCTCTTGTTGTGGTAAACCACCCCGTGTCGTTGGGCCGGCTAAAGCATTGATGATCTACGACCGAAAAGGTCGTTTCCACCCGATGTCAGATGCCGGTTTAGTGAAGTGGTGGTCCGCAAGATTGACTAGCGCTGTGAAGGCTTCTTGCCCTCCGCTTAATCAGTTCTTTCCTGCGAAGAGGGGCCAATTCCGGATATGCTGTGATATTTGCGGTCACGACTGCAAGGATCTCGACAACCATGCCCAGTTCAATTTCGATATGGACTGGGATGTGTTTGACCTTCTTGATCCCGATTGGGATCCAGTGGCTAGGGTATCGAAATTCCGACAGAGTGATCGTCCCACTCTTGATTACAAAGGACGGGAAGCATTGCGGTTTTTCCGCCATGATTGTTGGAACGGCTCTTGGGGTGCAGCTCGACAAGCTGCTTCCCCCTTGAACTAATCCATATTGCTTCCAGCGTACGCCGCCCGCTTTGTAGGTGGTGGGCACTTCCTGAGCATATCTTTCGATGCTTGTGCCTGGAGGTGTCATGGGGTTTCAGGACGTTATATCCCAAAACGGTGACTTCCGTGCTAACCAAAATGCCGAGAGACTGCACGGCGATTCCTCTCTCTCTTTCCTTTCTAGGAGCTTTCCACTAGTGTTGAAAGCCTTCATGGCTTGGACAAACGCTTCCGACCGGACCTCGCATTAGCAGCCCGCCCTTGAGTGGGCCGACTGACTTTGCGGGATAATCTGGTTGATGCAGCCGGGATGGGCAAAATAAATCATGCCCTCCTCCCTTATGGGAAAGTCCCATCTGCGGTCGAATCCGTTTGCAGCAGGGGCGCACCCGCAATGGTGCTTGTTTAGTTAGTGACTGTAACCCTGTCTGCCGAAGGATCGTATCTAGAAGATGTCTGAATGGTGAGCTTAGCTCCTTAGGTTTGAGTGAGAGGTTGTCCTGAGATGTACAGTCCGCCTGGTCTGGCGGATCCCATACAAGACCTAACTATCCCCATACCCAATCTCCTTCATGCCAGATGTTACTACTTCCACCTCTAAGAAGCGTAAAGTTGGAGGACGCAAGCCGGGCGGAGCCCGTAGAAAACCGATCTTTAAG